TGGTGATGATGGTGATGATGGTGATGATGGTACAGATGGAACAGATGGTTCTACTACAACAATAGATGATGGTGATGATGGTACAGATGGAACAGATAGTGGTGTTACTACTTCAACAGGAGTTACTTTAGTTAATACTGGCGGAACTACAACAACTAGCACTAATGGTTCAGGTACAAAAACTGGTGTTGATTTAATTACTAATGACGATACTGATGCAACAACTATTGATTCAAACGCAACTACTGGTGTTAATTTAATTAATACTGGTAATGATGATACTTCAACAACAAATGATGTTGGTGCAACTACTGGTGTCGATTTAATAGCAAGTGGTATTAATAATACTGGTACAACTGCTATTGATGGTGTTACCACTAAAACAGGTGTAACAGATACAGATTTAGATAGCTCAAAAGATGCCGCTATTGATACATTAATAACTGCTGCAGATAGTGGTATTAAGTCTGGAACATTATCAGATGCTGACATTGATTCTGCTGTAAATGATATAAATACAGCAACATCAATAGCAAATGTTTCATCAGCTTTATCTTCATCTTTAACAAATTTAGGTCTTAACAATATTTCAGTTGCAGACGCAGCCAAAGGTGGAACTAATTTATTAACTTCTTCAAGCACAAATATTCCTATTGATAAAATTGTTACTATTAATTCTGGCGTTGGTTTACCTAATTTTGATGTAGCTATTGCAGGTGATGTTGTTGACAATGCTGGTAACTTTATTACAGATTTTTTAGGCAACCCTATTAACGAAGGTTTAGGCACTGCTGGTTCAGCATTAAATGATGCAACGCAATTTACAGGTGGTGAATTATTATCTTTAGGTGGTGGTTTATTAAGTTTAAATGCTGCACTTGAAGAAGCAACACCAACAAATGTTTTTGGTACAGCAGTTGGTTTAGGAGGTTCAGGTATTTTAGGTGGCACTGTTCAAGGTCTTGCAACTAATCCATTAACAGCACCTATAGGTATGGCATTATTATTTGCAGAAGGTTTACAAGCTGACCCATCTAATAAAACAGGTTTTGGTGCTAATGATTTAGCAACTTCAACAAATACAGGTTTTGGTATGGAAGGTGATAAATTTAAACAAGGTAATGTTGATAAAGCATCAGCAATATCACAAGGCATGGGTACTGTTGCTAATACTATTGCAGATGGTTTTGGTTTAAATATAGAAGGTGACATTTTAGTACAAACAGGAAATCGTGACCCACTAAGTGTAACTTATGGCAATCAAGAAACAGAACAAACAGCAACTAATAGATTAAATTACAATCCTGAAACAGGAGATATTTTAAATTCAATAGATGGTGTTCAAAGATTTTATTATACAGGTCAAGATGGTTTTGATGCCAATATGCTTACAAATGACTTAGTAAAAGGCACAACTTTATTAGCTTTTAAAGCTGTTGCAAATGATGAAGATACAATAGATATTTCAAATCTTAGTAAGGTTGCACAATCCCCTGATACTTACAAAAATTCTTTATTGGCACAAGGATATACAGAGCAAGGTGCTGACACAATGTTAAATATCGCACAAGTTGGTGGAGTTGACACAATGGGTTTACTTGGAGATAGGGCTGTTGTTGCTACAAATGAAAATCAATATTTAACACAAGAAGAAATAGCATCATTACTTGAAAAAGGTTATACGGAAGAACAAATAGCACAATATACATAAAAGGAGAAAAAATGGAAAATGAAGGTAAATTAAGACAAGACATAGATAGAGGTGAAAAAGCACAAGCTCTATTACGAAACGAAATTCTTATCGAGACTTTTGATTTTCTTGAGAAACAGTACCATGAAGCATGGGCAAATTCTTCTGTAGATCAAAACGAAGCTCGTGAAAAAGTTTTTATGATGTTGCAAAACTTACAAACTGTTAAGCAACACATAGAAAGTGTGGTCATCACTGGCAAGTTTGCTAATGACCAATTAACTAAATAAGACCAAGCGTAAGCAGTCTAACAGGAGAAAAACATGACAGACGACAACCCAACTGGGAACGAACCTATCAACATGGCGGAAGCCGCAAGCCTACTTCTTAACAGGGTGGAATCAGAAGATAATCCAGAACCGAATCAAGAGGTAAATCAACCAGAAACAGAAACAGAAGAAGAAGTTGAAGTTTCTGCTACAGATACAGAAGAGCCAATAAGTCAAGAACCTGAAGAGGTAATCGAAGCTGTTGAGGAAGATGTATCGGAAGAATTAGATGAAGAAGTAGTATCTGAAGATGAAGCTGAGGAATACGAGGAACAAGAATACTTTACTGTTAAAATCAATGGTGAAGAAAAAGATGTTACCCTTGATGAATTAGCTGCAGGATATTCAAGACAATCTGATTATACTAAAAAGACAACTGAGGTAGCTAGTCAAAGAAAAGAAGTTGAACAGTTACAAGCAGAACTTTTACAGGAGCGTCAAGCTCTGCAACAAGGTTTACAGCAGTTGAACCAACAGTTGACATCACAAACATCAAACGAGCCTACGAAAGAATATTGGGATCAGCTTTATCAAGATGACCCATTAGAATATGTAAAGCAACGTGATGATTGGCGTGATAAAAAAGAACAATTAGCACAAGTTAATGCTGCACAGCAGCAAATAGCACAGCAACAAGCTCAAGAACAACAAGTAGAGTTTCAAAAACACTTGGCTCAAGAGCAACAAAAGTTAGTAAAGGCAATTCCTGAATGGAAAGACCCTAAGAAAGCTGAAGCTGAAAAAGCTAATATGATAACATGGGCAAAGAGAGCAGGATTTACTGATCAAGAGTTAAGTCAAGCCTCAGACCATAGAGCTATTGTTACTATGCGTAAGGCGTACTTATTTGACCAACTTCAGAACGAGAAACCTCTTGTTAAGAAGAAAGTTAGAAAAGCACCAAAGATGACAAAGGGTGGTAAACCAACTACTGCAAATGACCTTAAAAAGCGAAAGGTTGACAAAGCCTTAAATAAACTTTCTACAGTTCAATCTATGGATTCGGCTGTGGATTATCTTTTAACAAAAAATAGCTAACTAAGGAGAATACCCCAATGGCAACTTACAAAACAGCAAATGCTATAGGTGAGAGAGAGGACTTATCAGACGTAATTACTCGTATCGACCCAGCAGAAACACCGATTTTTTCTAATGCGAAAAAAGAAGTAACAAGTGGAGTTTTCCACGAATGGCAAGTACAAGAACTAACAGCAGCATCAGATACTAACTATGTTGCAGAAGGTGCTGACTATTCGTATGTAAATCCTACTGTAACAACAAGACTTGGCAATTATCATCAAATCTCAGTACAAGCAGCATCAGTTTCTGGTACTTTAGATGCAGTTGATAAAGCAGGTAGAGATAAAGAAACAGCTTATGTGAAAGTTCTTAAAGGACTAGAGCAACGTAGAGATATTGAAAAAGCTCTCGTTAAAAATGAAGCTCGTTCTGCATCAGACCCAAGAAAAGCAGGTAAAATTAGTGCATACATGACTAACGTAAATCTTGTATCACCATCTACAACACCTACTGGTGATGGTTCTGACGTATCTGACAAAGCAGGTACTAATGCAGCTCTAACTCTTGCTAAAATTGATGATGCAATGAAACAAGCATACACAGATGGCGGACAACCAGATATTCTAGTTGTTTCACCAGCTAACAAAGTAGCTTTTTCTGACCTATCATCAGGTTCAGTTGCAACTAACCAACTAACAATGACAGCTCCAAAAGAAGCTGCAATTATTGGTAGTGTTAGTTTATATCTAACTGACTTTGGTCAATTATCTGTTACTATTGACAGACAAATGCCAAATGACACAGTATTCTTGATGGATTCTGACTATTATGCAGTCGGACATTTACCAAATAGAATGTTCTCAGTTTCAGATGTAGCACCTACAGGTGATGCAACTAAATTTAGCATTGTGTCCGAGTGGACTTACATTACTAAAGCACCTAAAGCTCACGCTATGGTTACAGACTTAAGCACATCTTAATAGTGTTTATGGGGAGTAGGGAAACCTACTCCCTTTTCTACAAGGAATAAAAATGGCAAAAAAGATTTTAAATTACGACCCAATACAGAAAAAGACTACTTATTTTCATGGTGGTAATGACGGACAACATCATGTTTCCGTTGAACAAAGCACAGACAATATTTTAAAGTTAGCAAAAGACAAAAGCATAGATTACAAACCCTATAGCTTAACTGGCAATACACAAAAACATCAACAACACGTTGCCGAGCTACCTGCTAACCTTTACTTTGATTTAGTTGAAAAATTAGGCGACCCAAAGCATAATAAGAAAGCATGGGCAAGATGGCTCAACGACCCAGACAACAAATTTTTTAGAACAGGCGGTGGAAATATATAATGGCAATATCTACTTACGCAGAACTTAAAACATCAATAGCTAATTTTTTAGCACGAGATGATTTAACAAATGAAATAGATGATTTTATTGATTTAGCTGAAAGTCGTATATCTCGTGAATTAGAAACACGTTCACAAGATACACGAACAACACTGACAACTACAGCAGATAATGCTTATGTGTCTTTGCCAAGCGATATGCGTACTATTCGTAATGTTAAAGTTATGAACAATCCAAGAATTACATTAAGGTATTTATCACCCCTACAAGTTAAAAAAGAATATTCGACAACAGGCACAGGCTGTCCTAAAGTTTATAGTGTTATTGGTGATAATTTATTTTTAGCACCTATACCTGACGCAACATACAACATAGAACTAACCTATAAAGCCTCTGTAAGCTCTCTCAGCGACAGTAACACTACAAATACTATATTGACACGCTATCCTGATTTATACCTCTATACGAGCTTATTTCACGCTTATACGTTTTTGTTAGACGAACAAAGAGCAACACAATATGAAGCATTAATACAAACTATATTACAACAAATCAGAGTAGATGATGAAAAAGGTAGTTATGGTGTTGGTTTAGAAATGCGAAGTGTATATGGAGAATAAATAATGGCAATGAATACACCTTTTGGCGAATGGTTGCCTGACCAGCCTGATAACACTAGCGGAGTGACAACTGCAAAAAATGTTATTCCTGCTGCACGAGGTTATCGTGGCTTACAAGATTTATCGCAATACAGTAATGCTGCTGACAATAGATTAAGAGGTATCTTTGCTGCTAAAGACGATAGCGGTGATCCTAAGATATTTGCAGGTGACGTAACAAAACTATATGAGTTTACTAAATCTAACTCTAATTTAACAAATATATCTAAAGCAGGTAATTACACATCATTAGGTGATGAAGATATATGGAAGTTTATAGACTTTAGTGGTTTTGTTATAGGTGCATCAGGACACAATAATATATTGCAAGTATATGATAATGGCACAAGTTCTTTATTTGCTGATATATCTGGTAGCCCTGCTGCTAAACATATAGCAGTTGTTGGTGACTTTGTATTTACTGGCAATGTTAAATATGGCGGTACAGCTTATCCTAATCGTGTGTATTTTTC